AGGGGTTGTAATGGCAGACGATAAACAAGGACCAGTAGGTCGCTTCCTTTCGGCTCTTTCAAGCCCATTTCGCCGTCGTACAACACCCGAACCTCAAATGCCCCTCTACACGACGGGTATTCAAGAACCCGTGTTAGCGCAAGGTATTACGCTCCCTGCGTTGTACGCTGTAAGTCAAGAAAACCTCATTCTTCGTACTGTTCAATCTAAACTCAAGCAAGAAATTTTCCGACGAGGTTATCACTGGGAGAAGAAGTTCCGAAAGAAGTGCCTTGAGTGTGAAGAAGAATTTCATCACGATGTTGAACAATGCAAGAGTTGTGGTGGTGGAGTTAGAGACCCCGACCCCGAACAACTCATTTACCCTCGTTGGCTTCTTAACCAAGAAAACGCCATGGAACAATCTTTCATGGATGTACTCGGTGAAATTGAAAACGACCTTGACATCGTGGACGATGCTTTTCTTATCCTCATTAAAGAGTACTTTGTGGAACCCGAAAGCGGCGAGATAGCGTTCTATCGTGTAAAAAACATCATTCGTGGTGACCCAATTTTCATGCGTATTATCGCTGACAAACGGGGTGTTCGTGGAGGGCGATACAAAATTTGCCGTATTCATAGGAATGAACTTGCTTATCCGGGACAAGAGCCGAAGTGCAAGACTTGTGGTGCTGACCTTGTAGATGCTCACTATGTCAACATGGCTGGAAACGGAAAGAATCAGTACTATACTAAAGGAGAAGTAATTCACCTCAGTAAGTACAACCCATCTAAGTTGTACGGTCGCAGCCCAGTCAATACCATGTGGCGACAGGCCATGAGCCTCACCGCCATGGATAACTACATCTACACCGCTTACCAAAAGCGCAGAACTCCGAAAGGTATCATTTCAGTCACCACCGATAACTTGGAGTCCATGAAATCGTTTTGGAAGTCTGTTGACGAAAAAATGGAACGAGACCCCCACTATGTGCCCAAAGTGGGTATTGAATCGTCTTCCGGTCGTGGTGGTGTGAATTGGGTTAAGTTCATGGACACACTGGAAGAGATGCAGTACATCGCTGTGCGTGATGAGATTCGGAACCGAATTGCTGCCTACTACGGTGTCTCAAGCATCTTCATGATTGACAACGGCAAGTCCGGTGGATTGAACAACGAAGGTCTGCAAATCCTTGTCACAAACCGTGCTGTTGAATACGGTCAAAAAGTGTACACTGAGAATCTCTTCCCTCGGATGCTTAAGCAAATGGATGTCACTGATTGGAAACTAACGCTGTACCCCAACGAAGAAGAAGACGAAATCACTCGCTTGCGTCGTGATGAAATGGAAGTCAACCTCGCTCAACGCATGGCTATGCTCGGGTATAAACCGGAACTGCTTGAAGAGGGTGAGCGTGATATTCGTTTCGTGTACAAAAAACTACCCGAAGGTCAGCCCGGTCAGCCCGGTCAACCTCAAGGTCAAATGATGCCCCCTCAACAAGCGATGATGGCTGGAGGAAGAATGCCTCCACAAATGGCTGGAGGAAGAATGCCTCCACAAATGGCTGGAGGAAGAATGCCTCCACAAATGGCTGGAGGAAGAGGGCCACCAATAATGCCTCCTTCTCAACCCGGCGGCGAAGGTCAAGGTATTCGTACTCCTAGTACCCCAGCACGACCACAGGCACGCTCTTCACCGGGAGCAGGCTCGCCTGTGAGTAGTGTTCAACAGCGAGGTATGCCGCCGACTGTTCAGCAACAAAACAGCAACGCTATGATGGGCGCACGACGCCCGAGAGGACAGTAATCTCTTTTAGGGCGGCATTACTACGAAGGACAAGAGGCGAGATAATGGACCTACGCAAAATGGACCCAATGGCCCGTAAAATGGCACTACATAGTGAAGCCTTCATCAAGGCACTGGAGACTGGAAACGCCAACGATGCACAAGGGCATATCAACGAAGTGCTCAAATTCGCTGGCTACTTGTCCGACGACATTCATGGTGCTATTGTAAAAGCGGAGCGTCAAAACCTAATAGCCGTTGAATCAAACATGGTTCAAAAAATGAACACAAGCGGTGCTAAGTTTGACACAGCACAACGAAGCGATGTGCTACCCGGCACGGTTATCCCAGCACGCACCAATGGTCGTGCTCAAGTCCACCGAGGCACTTTTGGCCGTTATCATCCTTGAGGCGATTGAATGAGTGAAGAATCAGCAACTGAGCGTTTGATGAGTACTTTGATTTCAAAAATGGAATCAATGGATGGAGACCTACAAAGTCTAAAAGTTGAGAACGCTGCTTTGCGTAAAGCCATCAATAATCCTACTACCCTCTTGAAGAAAGCCGGATTTGTTTCTACCATGACTCCTCTCAGTGAGGATGTTGAAGTTGATGCGTTCCGTGCTCATGATGATGCTATCATTAAGGGTCATAATGAGTTCTCAAATGCCGACATTCACAAAATGTCATGGGATGAAATTCACGACATGGCTGAGCAAGTGAGAACCACTGAGGTGAGCGCTTGAAGCCTATCCCATCCCCTTACGATAACACCGTGGTAGTTGCTTTGAACAAAGCACAGCAACTTCTTGAAAAAGCCGAGAAGTTGGAAATGACCGAGCATGAAGGTAAGAAGGTACCAGCCTTCGCCGCCGACGGTCAAGGTGCCAAGGACGCTAAAAAGAAGGGAGATGATTGCCCCGGTTGTAAGAAAGATGACTGTCCTACCTGTAAAATGGAAAAAGATGATGATTGCTGTTCCAATTGCGGTGCAAACAAAATGGACTGTGCAAAAATGGGCGGCTGTGGTGGTGGAAAAATGGAGAAAGCCGAACCCGGCTACTCTACCAGTTTCAACTCCGAACCCCAAGGTGTAATGTTCATGGCTGAGAGTGGTGGTCAAACTCGCAACGCTTACTACACGACCAACCAGTACCCGTACACTGGCAAGGATGTGGCTAACAAAGGCGCAACCTCCGAGTCGTTCAACATGGAATCCTTGTCCGGTAAAATGAACCCCCACGAAGGTGGTGGTGCTGACCGACAGGTCGTTGAGGGTCATCTCAGCAAGGCAAGAGATATGCTCACTAAGGCTCGTTGCGAACAATGTGGCGGTACTCAATACAGTGGATGTCACGCTGGTCTTGGTCCATCATGTCCCGGCTTAGCACAAGCAGGCCAACCACGAAGGTTGTGAAGTTGTGTGCAAGACGATGCTGTCTCCGGTTATGTTCGTGCAAGAACCGAACTGTTGAAGTCAATTCTTGACCTCAATGACTACGACACAGCCGTTGCTAATTTTGCTTTTGCTCAAGCGAACCTTGAGAATCACGGCTACACTGTTGAAAAGATGTGGCAAGACCACATTTGCGAATCTGTTCTTAAGCATGAACTTAGCGAAGACGAAGCAGCCTATTTCAGTGAAATCAAAAAGTCCGACCTCATGGAGCGTCGTGGTGCTGAACATACCGTACCTCCTCACTTTTGGCGAGGTCGTATTCACGAAGTTGATTTAGAGGACGCCCATCGCGTGTGGCCGTCGCTTGACCCTACCATGGACCACAGTGAGTTCCACTACCCGGATGTCACACCGTTTGACGAGAAGTACCACCCAACACGAAACCGACACAAAATCACAGGACGGCCTCGGTGGGTTGAGACTTTGAAGGGACTTTACTTACCTTCAGCGCCGGGTGAAAAGTCTCGCATAGAGGCGTTGAAAGAAAGTGAAAACACCTACGAGCGTCATCATGAAAAGCAAGAGCACGCTGCTGTAAAGGGGCGAAAAAAACTTGACGCTATCACTGATACCGAGAAGGACCACCACCCCTATCTCGGTCCTCTCCAAGACTCGCACCTTCATGACATTTACATCAACAACTACGAGAACTGGTTGAGTCAAAACCGAGATTTGGAAAAGGAAATGATTGAGCGGTACCCCAATCCCGATGTTCATGACTTTGAACTACGCAAGTTGCACTTTGAGCAGGCTGCTGACGAGTGGGAATCAAATGAGGTGTCAAGCACCATTGACCCAACTGAAAGTATGACTCAAGAAGAGTTGTACGACGCTCTCAATCGTGGCGAATCCTTGGAGCCTATTGAGATACGAAACGGTCTTGGATGGTTGGGTGTCACAGCAGGGATGGAGTTCTTCACCCCCGAACAACGCATTGAGGTTCTACCTCATTTGATGGAGGGAAGCGACGGTCATGACCGTCAAATGATTGACCTCGGGGATGGTGCGAAAGTCTCCGTTGGGCGAATCAAGCGAAATATCGCTCATCGCTTTACTGGTGAGTTTCACCATGCTGGGCGAGCCAACATTCACGGTGGGCCCAATGTGCGAGCGTATTTTGAAACATCCGAAGACCATCCCGAAGGAATAGATTACTTCATTAAACAGTCTCTTTCCGAGGCTCTTGGTACCAGCACACTGGAGAGTGGTGAAAACATCGGTGAGATGTTGTTAGACCGCATCAACACTGCTTTGGACGGAAACCTCAGCCGCTTACCGCTCATCAACATGAAGGCTCTTCGTTCTGCAAAAACGGCAGCAAAAAAGGTTGAGAACGAAACAGGTGTTTCTTACAATGAAGCCTTTCTTGAAGAGTTGAAACATCACGAGGAACGAGATGCAGATGGACGAGTGGACATTGACGGGTTGTTTGCTTTGGCTGGTATTGACCGGGACACAAAAGAACCTGTTGAAAACCGATTCATTGAAGGTCTTGATGAACCGTTGCTGGATGTGTCCTCACTCTTTGAAGTGTTTGGGAAAGCAGAACAGTTGGCTGGTATAGCGCTTACATCAAAGGATGTACGCAACGCTGACATGTGGCACCACCTTGGCTTCAACGGACCTGCTTTGAACGAAATAGACCCAAGCCAACAGGAAATTTGGATGCAGGGTGATGAAGGCCCCATCGGAGCAGCAGCGCTCTTCTCATCCGAGTGGCAAACTCGTGGTGGTGCCCATAGTAGCCCTCTCACCATCATGGAGATGCTTCACGACATGCTACCCAAAGACGAAGAGGGCTACTCACTCTTTGGTCGCCTCAACGAAAACGGGCGTTTTGATGTCAACCCAAAATCAATGGGTCTGTTCGGGCGCTACATCCCAATGCTCAGTACGAAATTTAGCAACAACCACTTCACACCTCATGGTGTACAATCCTTTTACGACGCTACGAACCTGTCGGGGAGGGGAGGTAGGCCACGAAATACAAAGCAGAAAATGTATCACGGAGCGTCCTCTTCTTCTCCCGGTTATTCAAACAAAGTAAAACCCAACGCCAGTCGTGTTGATTTACTGACTGGAATTGAGGGGTCAGCCAACAAGCACTCTCTCAGTGGAAGGTACGATTTTCAAAACGCTCTCTTGGTGTCGGGTGGTATGCGAGGTGAAGCAACCAACCAGCGCCTTAATTCTCGCCTTAAACATCGCGCTGTGACGGCTCAGCAGCAAATGAAACCACCTCACGACCCGCCTAAAAAACGGCATCTCACCCGGCAAAACATCTTGGGTGGTAAGCATACGCTGAGCCACAATGCTAACAACATCAATGCACACAGTGCATTTCACGGCTACAGTGGATTAGAGCAAGGTGGAGGTGAACTTAGCGCCACTCAACATGACGAGGTAGAAGAATTGCAGGCTAAGGCTGACGACCTGCATTTACAACTTGAAGACCCCGACATCACCGACGAGCAGCACGAAGCGATTGACAATCAAATAGAGGAGTTAGAAAGTCAAATTGTAGCCATCTATCAGTACGGTGGTGAACAAGCGTCGGAGGCTAAGGGTCGTAAGACGAGGAGAGGCTACACCACTTCATTTTCTAACCACGATGCGAAGGATGAGGCCGACCTCACTGCTATTGTTGAAATGGCAAAGCGCTTCAAAACCATGTACGAGAAGGAAGACCCCAGTGCGTTTGACACTTCGGACCCACGGAAAGCCGACGCCAACATGCGCATGCTCTTCCATGATGCAAACCGAGCGCTCATGATTATGCGCCATGAAGACCACGGTTTGTTCACACACGGTTATGATTCACAGGATGTTGACCAAAAAACAGCGAGTGAATTGTTGAGTACCGATGATGAAGCCTTCAACCCACAACGCAACCTTGCGCTAAGCATGATTCAGCACGGTGTTGAACTCACGCCCGACATGGAGGCTGAACAAGTGTTGGAGACATTGGGCTTCCCGACCGATAGGAAGGGTGAATACAGTCCTGTTCACACTGCTCTTGCTGAGCAAATCGCCAGCGAATTGGATGGACCTATGAGTGCTTTAAAATTTGGAGACCTTCTCGCAAGAGGACCTAACCTTCATCCAAAAATAGATTTCACTTTGCACGCTGATGTTGAGCCGAACGCTCACAGCGATGCTTTTCAGCAAGCCCTCTACGCTTCACCGGAGTATCAAGCGTACCGAAAAGAGGGTGCGAAGAGTCCTTCCAAGATGAACGGGTGGGCTAGTAAAAATTACCTCAGCAAGTTGTCGGGTCTGCGTAGATTCATGACTGAAAGAAGTGTTGTTGGTGATAAAGAACCTACACCTATTGCTTCAAAATACGGTATGAAGTACCTTCCCAGCGGTTCAGTTGGTAACGAAAAGGGGCGTGGTTCCATTGGAAGCGCCTTTGCTAATCAAATCAACCGCTTGATGCACGATGTCGTTCTCATGTCAAAGGAGAACCTTGACCTTAGCCTCCTCGCTCAGCCGCAAGTAGAGCAAGGCATCCACAATGTCACAACGGCGAATTACGGCACTGGTCGCCCGATTCACCCCTACACCTCAACGCAGGGGCATCGTGTTCACGACCACTTCGTGTCGGGTGTGATGCACGCTGGGTACTCAGCCATGCCTACGGTTGGTATTGAATTTGATGGGAATCGTCAACCTGTTGTCGGTCCAAACATGGGTGGCGAACAGGATTTGAAAACAGTGAGTGCTGAAAAACAGCAAGCGGTCTTTGGTGAAGACTGGATAAAAGGCATGAAGGATAGCGGTTGGCAACACGAGCAAGAAAACATTCGTATGTTGCAGCCAAATCCAGCGGGTGAAACACCAAGTGATGACCCAATGCAAATCGCCTTGAGTCTTGACGACCAACTCTATGCGTTAATGAACCCGGATGTATTACTCAAAGCAGACGGCAAACCTCTACCCATCCTTGCGATGCACCGTATTTTCAAAGTCAAGGACTTGGAATGCTTGCGTGGTTTTAGCGGTGAGTGGGCTGTTTCAGCACTCCCTGCGGGTCAGCGCATGATTGTAGAGCGTCGCTCCGGGCGTGTGAAAGCCTACGATGAGGACGGACCAGTTACGCTGGAAGACGAAGACCGGAAGCACATCCGTGCGTTGACTGAAAAGAACTTCATCATTGATGTGGTCAAGACCGACAGTGAGATTGTGCTTGTTGACATTTTGGACTACGACGATACGAACATCGCTGACATGAATGTGCGTGAGCGCATCAAGGTCATGCGTGGACAAATGGACAGTCAAGAGCATGTTCTTGTTCCCGGTCCTCACAACTTCCGACTCACTGACGACGAAGGCTTGGAAGAAGCCACCAACAGCCTACAAGAAGAACACGACCGGTTGCTACTACGGGATGCTACCTCCACTTACATGAAAGGAGAGCGCCGACATCCAAAGTGGTACTTGATGCGTGCGAACAAGAACATAGCGTTCGTTATTCTTGATATGCGGGGTAAAGGTCCCTTCACCTATCGTCTCGGTGCTGGGCCAGTGGACGCTGAGGGGCTTGGCAATCGTGGTGTTGAGCATGAAGGTAAGCACTACCTTGATGTTGGTACAGTGCAAAGCCCCAAACCGTTCAACGAGGGTGATGTGGTGAGCGTGTCTGTTTCGGGTGTGAAGAAAAAGAAGCGCAACGAGAAGACTTTGTTTGATGTTACTGCGTCTAAAATCGTAGGCGAGGCTGATTGTGCTGCTGCATCTGCTGAAACATTGTCCTTGTTGGCAAAATCTCACGACCTTATCCATGTACCATTTGACCTCTCGTTGCGAAAGCAAGGTGTTGTAGTCTCACTGCATGGTATTGATGATGTGTCCTACACGCTTGAGAAGTCCTCTCATGGGTTTTGGGCTCATACACCTACCTCTATGCTGGGTGAACTGAGCAGTAGTACTTACGCTGTTGAACTCGCTCAAAGCCTCGCTCCGTTGTGGAAACCCGCTACATCGCTGATGATGAAAGCAACTGGGCCAACTCGTAGCATGGCTAACCCCGAGCATCGCCGTGCTTCCGCCAAAGAATCTGCTGGTATCATTGAGGAAGACGATGAGAATGCTATTATCAAACCCAAGCGTGATGCAATCATGGTCAAAACCCTGTCTCGTATTGTTGACCTTTACGAACGCATTGAGAAAGAGAAAATGTCGGGTAGAACAAGTGCTCAAGGATTTGGTATTGATGTAGCGAGTGGTATTGAATCTCCTCGTGGACCTACTTCATTAACATCCGAACAGTCTTTGCCCGATTGGGACATGCGGGACCGCCCCACCGAAGACCCCGAAGAAGAATACCCCATGGCACGGAGAATGCGGGAGAAACGCAAAAATAGAGAGGAGTCTGCTGATTATGAAGCGGAATCGGAAAATAACTGATGCCGCTTCATTTATGTAGGTGAACGAAAAGAGGAGTGGTTAGTGTGTTGCTACGAAAACAACCAGCGAACCTCTCCCTTCTCAAAGGGAGCAACGACCTCGTGGTCGCAGGGTACGCCAGTGTTGAACTCGTTGACAAGCAAGGAGATTTAATTACAAGGTCAGCGTTGAAGGATGCGTTCAAAAAATACATGGGCGACCCTAAATACAGAAATGTTCAACTAGCACACTCAAACATTCAAGTCGGAGAAGTAATTCCACAGTACACAGACAATCAAGGGAGGTTATGGAAAAGCGAAGTTGATGATGCTGGCATGTTTGTCGTTGTCCAACTCCGAAATGATATTGAAAAAGCACGAGAAGTGGCTTCAGAAATACGGAAGGGCAACTTAACAGGATTTAGTATCGGAGGACAGGCATTCAAACGAGTACACAAATCCGATGCAACCCACGGCTCATATCAAGAAATCAGCAAATTAGAACTTCACGAAATAACCATCTGCGAAAAAGGAATTAACCCCGAATCAACATTCAAAATACTGAAACAAGACAAAAACTACAAGGTGAACAAAATGACCGACGATGTAATGGAACAAATGAACGATGTGCTGTCCCGACTTGAAGGACGACTGGACTCTATGGAGAAAGGTGAACTACCCCCTCAACTTCGTGCCGCTATGAAAGACAAGAAAGGCGACAAGAAAGACGAGAAGGAGGACAAGAACATGAAAGACATGAAAGACGAAAAAGAGAAGGCTTACAAGGCTGACGACGAAGAAGAGAAGAAGGACGAGAAAAAGAAGTCCGAATTTTCCGATGTCATCTCCGCTGAGTACCTTGACTGGATGGAAAACACCCTCAAGTCTGCTGGTGTTGACACTGGTGCTGCTCGCTCTCACTTTGATGGTATCTCCAAAGCCAACCTCGGCTCCGACCCCGCCATCATTGGCGACGGTGCTGACTACTTCGCTGGTCAAGTGAAGGGTCGTGCCCAAGAAGGTGGCAACCCATCTACCAACGCTCTCGCTCGTGCTGGTCTCTCCCGAGGCGGCTCAGTCAACAAGTCCGACTTCGTGACCTCCGTTGACCCAGCCTCCCTTGAAGAAGCCTACACCGTCTTCAAAGCCGCTAAAGAGGAAGAACAACTCCGCAAGGCTTTGGAGAACAACTTTGAACACCGCTTTGCTGATGAGCAACAGGCTGAAATCACCAAAGCCCAAGCCCAAGCCTTTGATGCTCGTGGCCCACTTGATGAAGTCATGAAGGCTCTTGGAGCACTCAACGACCGAATAGACAACATCGGTACCGAATCATCCACTCTCGCAAAGTCCGACAACGGCCAAAGTGCTGTTGAAGTACCAAGCACACAAGAACTCGGCAGCATGTCGTGGGATGAAGTTCACCAACTCGCAAACGGAGTGTTCCGAGGCGAGTGAAAACTCAGCAAAAACAAAACAAAAGGAGATGAAAAAATATGGCACGCAATTATGTACGAACTGTAACTGACATGGAGCGCTACTACTACGGCGCTGGAAATGCTATGGGTTATTCCTACTCCGGTAGTGAGTTGCTCAAGGCAGATAGCCCCATGATGTCAACCACCGCTGGAACTTACCAAGCAATCTACGGACGCAAGGTTTGGTCCCAATTGAACCAAGAGTTCAACGCTTTCTCAATCCTTCCCAAGAAGCCTTGGGAGCGCAGTGGATGGCGAGTCATCACCGAGAAGCCCAACGGCGGCGTCTTGACTGGTGGAATCGCTGAGAACGCAACCCTTCCCGAAACCATCAAGCCAACTTTCCAGCACATCGCTGCAAAGCCAAAAGTCATCGCTCACACCTTTGATGTCAGCGAAGTTGCTATCTTCCTTGCCGACAAGGACGATGGACTAGGCGACATGCGCTCAGTCCTCAAGGAAGAAATGGGTAAGCACCACGCCGAGATGGTCAACAAAATGCTTCTCACCGACTGTTCAACTGTCGCTGGAAACAACCTTGAGTCTCTTGACCGAATCACCGGCAACGACGGTGGTGCTTCCGGTGGACTTACATCCATGGAAACGGGCAGCGCTGGCACTGACCACTGTGGTACGACCGACCTTGACATCTACAGCATCAGCCGCAGTGCAAACTCGTGGTCCAACGCTGAAGTCAACTGTGGTTCCGACGCTGACGCTGCTAACCACCGTGTTCTCAGCCTTGACCACTTGGACACCCTCTTCCAACAGATGTGGGAGCGTGGTGGCAACCCCAAGGTCATTCTTACTGGCTACGACACCCTCATGCGACTACAGCAACTCCTCCAAGCCCAACAGCGATTCATGGAAGAGAAGCGAGTCACTCCTACCTACAACGGTGTGAAAGGTGTTCCCGGTATTGAGGCTGGTTTCATCGTGGCTACCTACAACGGTGTTCCAATCATTCCTTCCAAGGATGTGGAGCCCGATGGTTTGTCCCGGATGTACTTCCTTGACACTGACTACTTGTACTTCAGCACGGCTATTCCTACCCAATACTTTGAGAGCGGAATTGAAACTGGCGACCCATTCGCCATCAACCGCCTCGGACAAGAGGGACTTTACCGAACTATGGGTGAAGTGTGGACGACTTTCTTTGGCGCTCAAGGCTCCATTCGGGACCT